TTTTTGGATGTGGATGCGGACGTAATTGTGGATGCCGATACGATGCGCAAATGGGAGTAGCACCAGCAGCAGCAGCAACGGCCGCCGCGCCATTGCTGGTTAAAGTAGGTACATTGTTAACAAGCATTGGAATTGATCCAGCGGAATTAGTGAAAGTTGGAAAAGATGCAGTTAATAATTTGGCCCAGGATCTAGCAAAAAAAGTACTGGAACCAAAAGCCGCAAAAGAAGCAGCGGAAAATGAAGCTGCGGAACAATTACAAGAAACAACAACAACCCCAGCACCGGAATTTACAAAACCGGCTAGCACAATGGGTAAAAATATGCTGCCCCTGGTTATTGGTGGCGCTGCTATTTTGTATTTCGTAACCCGAAAAAAATAAAAAAATGACAGCAAAGCAAAAAGCAAACCAGGCGCGATTCAAAAAAGTAGTTGCCGAGGCTAAAAAACTACGGAAAAAAAATCCAAAGTTAACACAAGCGCAAGCCGTGAAACAAGCCTGGGCAATGACGTATTCAAAAAATGACGTTAGTGTAGCTGGATATCATAAAGACACAAAAAGCCACAACGTAAACATTAAAGTAGTAAGCGGAATAAAAATAAATCGCAAACCAGGTAAAATTGGCGCACTTCCGGTTGATTTTACCGGATCTGTTCTTGGTTTACGTTTTAGAGTTTACAATCAATTTAACCTGGACGGAACAGTTACTTTGCAAGTTGTAGAAAATACACCAGGTGGGGATCTTATTTCAAACATTGACGGAAGAACAGGAGAGGTACCTACAGCAGCTGCAAAATTTTGGGGCAAAATTGATGGATCGGAAAGAAAAAGATTATCAGCAAGTGATGAGAAAAAAGTAAAAAAAACTATTCAAGATTTTCTGCAAAATTTACATAAAGAAGTAAAGCAATATAACAGCGGAAAAGATACCAGGACAAAGAAAGGTCAAAGATTAAATGTAAAAGCAACGCCAAAAGTTAGTAAAGGGCCAAAAGATCAAATAAAAGACATTTTGCGATCGGATAAAAAACGATTAAAATACGGATACACTATTGTGCCTGGTAAAGTAATGAGTGGAATTAAAAAAATTAGTGGTATTCCACATAAGGCAAAATACTATATTAAGACAAAAAAGAACGGAATAGAGCATATTGAGTATTTTGATAAAATGCCACAAGGATACTATAAAGGAATGGATCGAATTTTATATTTAACACGTTTTGAGGATTCCGGAACGGTATTAACGCCTATACGGTATGCAAAAAATGATAAAGAGGTAAAAAAATAGTGTATATAATTAAGCCATACACACTAAAAAAGGCCCGGAAGCTGGGAGTAAAAGTATTACCCAGCATAAGGCCCGGAAAAAAAATAGACGTGTATAGCAAAAATGGTGAATACATTACCAGCGTCGGGGCTAGAGGATATTATGACTACCCAACCTATTTAGAATATCAAGGTAGGGAAGTAGCGGAGAAAAGACGGAAAATGTATAAAAAAAGACACGCAGCGGATCGATTAGTTAAAGGATCAAGAGGATGGCTAGCCGATCAGCTGTTATGGTAAATTAGGACGTAGAGAATCAATATAAATAAAAAACAATGGCAAAACGTAGAAAAAAAACAAGTCGCCGTAGAACATCCCGCCGCCGTATGGGCGCGATGGGTGGCGCAAACATTCAAGCAGCCCTCGGAATTATTGCCGGTGCAGTTGCTGGCCGTTTGGTAGCTAAAAAATTGCTGCCTAACGTTGACGAACGTATCAAAAATGCTGGCGTAGTAGTATTGGGTGCCGCAGTTTTCCCTCGCCTGATTAAAGGTGAATTGGGTAAAGCTATCGGTAACGGTATGATCGCGGCCGGTGGTGCTGGACTCGTAGGATCTTTTATTCCCGCATTGGGTGCAATGGATGATACTATGATGTTTCCGGTAACAGTTGGAGAAGTACCCGACAACCTTTCGGTAATTGCTGGTGATGATCAAGTTTTAGCCGGTGATGATCTTTCCGTAATGGCTGGAATGGATACTGAAGATTATGAAGATAATTATTAATCTCATTTCGTTTCACCTATATTTAATTTAAACAAAGCCGTGGACAGGGCAATCGAACTGAACAAAAAATAATATGGCATCAACAGTAGGATCTCGCCTCGCGTTTGAAAAAGCAAAAAACGCGATTCAATCAGCCGGTTTTTCATTAAGCCAAGCCGTACTTTCTCAATCTTATTTGCGTACCGAGTTGACCTTGTCAACTAGCAAGACGCTGTATCAATTCCCTATCCTGGTTAATGATAACAGCCAGGGAACGCCTCCCAATACAGCTAATTTGCTGGCATTGCAAGACGCGTTTTATTGCAGTTCTTTTTTTATTGGATTTTGCAAACCTTCAAGCAGCACCAGCACGCAATTTCAATTAGTAACATATCCGGATGCTGGTATTTTTAGCACAGCCAATACAGCAACATCGTTGTATTCTTTTTACAATGCTAGCTTGTCATTGACTGTAAATAACCGTCAAATTGTGCCTAGTTACGATCTTTATCGTCATTACAGCGTACCGCAAACGCAAGGCACAACAAACGCTTATTATACAGCATCTGGTATTACAACACGAAATCAGCAGTCAGGTGCCGATTCCGGATTTTATCCAGTAGAGCCAGGATGGGTAATGGTTGGATCTAAACAAAATATCCTACAAGTAAACATTCCCGAAGCGCTTACAGCAGTTGAAACACACAGCCGCGTGGTTATTATTATGCGCGGACACTTGGCACAAAACGTTACTCCGGTACGTTAATTTGTGTAATTAGTTGCGGAATGGGTGAAGCCGCACGCCGTAAGGCAAAAACAAAGAAGCCCTATTTTTTAACCTTATTAAAACCAAAAAAATGGGTTTTAAGTCACAAAAATTTGAGTTCGTTGAAATTATCGTGCCTGGCGTAGCTAGCACCGGCCAAACCGGCACTATTTGGAATTTCCCCGATCTTCCAAAATTGCGTTATACCAGCTTGCTGGCTGTATCAACATATACAGTTAACAATCTCACCGCAACCCCTACCGGCAACACACCAGCTAGTTCAGCTATTATCCAAAAATCGTATTTGGTTTTGTATGCTGATGATCGTCAGGACTTATATCGTATTCCGATGACTGATCTAAACCGTACACAAGTTAGTACTGATCCGTTTGTTCGTTCTTTGTTTGAATTTAGCGGACAAAAAGTAACCTGGGATAAGTCTTTTGTACAAATTGCATCGGCCCCCGGCAATACTACCAACATATCGTTTTGTTTCGGTATTCAGTATATCTAATAATTTATGGCAAACTACGGAGTACAAAAAAGCAGTTTATCGGCAGTTTTATCCTGGTACAACAACCAGGATGATGCTGCATTCCGGATATTCCGAGGCAACAAGGAAAACGATGCCTATTTTTGTGACGGTTACACCGGATCGGATCGGGAAGAAGGCGAGATGGCACTAGCAAAAGCGCTATCTGAAATTGAGCCTACCGACTATAACGTGTATTTTTTGAAATTGTACCCTAGTAACCCAAAAGCAAAAAAGTCGGCGCCTGGCATTACTTTTCAGCTGCACAGCCAAACAATCGGGGCCGTATATCAACAGCCAGGTCAATACCAGGCAATGAATGAAATACTATCCGAGATCCGGGCCTTGCGCCAGGAACGAATGGCGGAGATGGATACAAATGATGAAGAAGAAGAAGCCGAAGCCCCAGCAACCCCGACAAGTATTTTGGCCGGTATTTTGCAAACCCCACAAGTTCAAAGCGTGCTAATTAATGTATTAACAAGTATGGCTGGTACCTTAATGACAAAAAGCACACCGGTTAAAGCGGTCGCTGGCGTAGAGCCGGATGAAATTAGCAAAAGTATTGAAGTATTGCTATCTAAAGGAGTAACAGCGGATGACCTTGCGCGCCTGGCTGCAATGGATCAAGGCCAAATTAATTTTCTATTATCAATGTTGAGAAAATGAAAATAGATAAAAATACTAGAAATAATATATTGGTTTTTGGCGGAGTTATTGCCGGTTACTTTTTAGTTATTCAACCTTTATTGAGAAAATTAGGATTGCAAAAAACTAAAGAGGAAAAAGCCGTAGAACAAAAAGAAAGAGAATCGGTAAAGCAATTTATCAAAACAACGCTAAAAAAACAAAACCCGACCAAAAGCGCAGGGGAATGGGCATTAATTGCCAACACTATTTATGAAGATTTAAGATATAGCGCTATTGATGATAATAAAGCAGACGCCGGATATCAAATAGCCAGGGTGCAAAACGATGCGGACGTAGCTGTATTAATTGAGCAATTTGGTAAAAGGCAAGAGTATTTTTTTGGCATACCAACCGGAAGTCCAAAAACATTACCCGAATTTATTACAAGTAATTTGTCCAGATCTACATTAGATGCTATAAACGGCAATTATCAAAGAAAAAATATAAAATTTAGATATTAATGAAAAAGAATACATTACTATTTGTTGGAATTGCTGCCGCCGCAGTTTTGTTTTTGGCTATGCGCCGCCGCCGGGGATCTAGCGTAGAAGCTGGATCTCCTATTATTCAATCGGAACGTGAATTTGAAGCGGATTTTACAGAAGTGAAGCCAAAATTAAATGTTTTGGACACAGTAAAAAACGTATTGCAAACTATTAAGCGTAGTCCGGAAAAGAAAGCAGCAGCGCAAAAAAGAAAGGCATTGAAAAAAGATCCAAAAGCAGCCGCAGCGGTCAAATCATTTTTGAATTTGCCTAAAATCAAAGGTTTAGATAATAACATTGGACTATACTAATTATTTCGTTTCACCTATATTTTTATTATATGAAAAAAACTAATTGGATTTTATGGGTGGGCATCGGTCTAGCTTATTGGTATTTTTTGAATAGAAAAAAGAAAGCTGGCGGATTAACAAGCGCAGCAGCAGCCACAACGCCACTAGGATTAAGTGCGCGTACAGCTAGCCAGGAAGCAAAACAAATTGTTTCCGATGTAGTTGATCAAACTACATTTTTGCCCGATGTTCAAACTGATCGGCAAATTTATATGAACGATCTAAACGAGTGCAAATGAGCTGCCAAAAATACATAACCGAAACAAAAATTTTTTCGGCAAATAACAGTACGGACACAAATTGTAATTCGGTGGCGTTTATTAACACCGGATCGGTGAATGTTACAGTTGATAACGTTTTATTGCAACCTAATCAAACGTTAACAATCGATGGCAACCGGGATGAAATGAATGTGAAAATATATTATTTCAATTTTGCTTCCGGTGCTGGCCCGCAATTAACCGTAGTGTATAAAAGATACATTAAATGAGTGGAATACAATTTAGCAGTCCGGTAACTAACCAAAAGGCTAGCCCAGCGGTTTACGCTAGTTCGTTGGCCACTAGGCCAGCGCCGCAGCTTCCTGGGCGTATATTTGTAGATACTGATAACCCCAGCACCGGAATGTATCGGGATACCGGTACCGTATGGGTGCAACTTTCATCGGGTAGCGGAACAGTACCGGATCTACAAACCGTTTGCAATGTTGGTTTTTTGACCGATACCGATATGACGTTTTTGTATGAAAACAGTTTAAGTACGTCAAAAATCGGTTTTTTGAATCAAGATGTTGGGGATTTTACTTTTGATATTTTCAAAAAAGCAAACGAATTATTTTCCATTAGGGCATTAAAGCCGTCCACAGTAGATGAGGAAATGCAGTTAATTTTTGATGCGCCAGGTAATAAAATTAAAACGAATTACAATAGTGGTGACAGAGGTTTATATTTAGATTTTTTAAATAATAAATTTGCGTTAGGTCGCGCGGATGGTGATGATTTTGATGCTGGTGGTATTTTTGGATTAAAAATTGATTCAGATAATCAAAGTATTATATTAGGTGATGATTGGATCAGCAATCAAACACAAATTGTTATTGACAGTAGTATAAATGTAATTACTACAAAAGAACTTAATGTAGAAAAAGGATTAAAATTAGATTTTTCTCAACAACGTTATTATTTTGGAGAAAATTTTGGTGCTAATGGATCAATTAATTTAGATTTTATAAACAATGAAATAGGCATATATGATAGTTCTATTTTTATAGGTTCTAATAGTGGTAATAATACATTAATTTCATTAAGTGATGGTGGTTCTTATATTACCACCTTATATGGTGGTAATGATCTTGGACTAAAATTAGATTTTACTACTAACCAATTTTATCTTGGTTCAACTACTGAATACATCGGAATTGATACAACTAATAACACATTGATAGCTGGTGCAAATTTAACAAGCGCATCATCCGGGGGAAATAGTGGTCAACATCTGAAAATAAATATCAATGGCACTAACTATAAAATTGAATTAAAAAATCCTTAATATGAATCAATTAAACGATCAGCAAATAATTGAGCAAGTATTAAACCAGGCTGTTAAGGCTGGCATATTTAACAACCTAGAAAGTGTTGCCGTAGTATGGCGCGCCTGGGGAACTATTAAATACCAATTAGAAGAAGCCGAAAAAGATGGAAAAGAACCTAGCAACAATAATTAAGGTAGCTGGCGGATTATTGGCCGCTGGCGTTTTGTGGGGTACTCTAAATAGCCGTATTAATGCGCTAGAGGAACAGTTGCGCGATCAAAAAGACCTGGCCGAACGTTTAGCCAGGATCGAAGAAAAAGTTATCTTTATTAGCGAAAATATAAAAAAATAAACAATGGCAAAGAAACCTAAAAATTGGAAAACCACCTTTTTTGGTATTGCATCCGTAATTAGCGGCATTGCACTAATTATCAAAGGAAACGTTATTGAAGGAGTAACCGCCATTACTACCGGCCTGGGCTTGGGTATGGCAAAAGACCACGATACCGAATAATGATAACGGCAACCAGCAACAAATGGGGAGATTTTACCCGGCATATATTACGCTGGGAGGGAAAAACAAGTAGTGATCCTAGGGATACAGCATCCAGCTGTTATCCTGGTGGCATTCACACTAATAAGGGAGTAACCTTTTGCACCTTTAAAACCCTAGCTGGTAAATTAGGAATAACACCGGTAAACCATTCACGGTTTTTAAAGTTAACTGATCAAGAAATTGGCCGGTTTATTTATGAGTATTACAAAACTGTCCGGGGATCGGAAGTAGCGGACAGCGTAGCGCTAGCAATGACCGAAGCCGCCTGGGGATCGGGGCCAGGTAGAGCATTCCAACACCTACGCGACAGCGTTAAAGACCTGGGAAAGCCAGGCGCCAGCACTAGCCAGGCCATACAATCGGCCAACCAGGTAGCCGAATCACAGCTATTTAAAGCATACCAGGCCCGGAGGGAAGCATATATCCGCAGTTTAGGTAGCCAGCCAAGCTATTCGGCATTTTTAAAGGGATGGCTAAACCGGTTAAAATCATTCAATACACTATTTAAGCCGGTAACTACATTTTTACCCCTTTTTTTTTTGGGGATAATCCTCTTAATTACTAAAAAAAGTTAGTGTTTTTTTTGGTAGTATCGTTTTTTGTCCCAATTTCGGGATGACAAACGATTTTACTTACCTAAACAAAGCACTATGCAAGACAGTTTATTTTCCGATTTGGGGCAAATTTTGCCCCATTTAGCACGCCTAGAACAAAAAATTGAGGCGCTACGCTGGATCTCCAAGCAATTAGAAAGCAGTGACGTTATGATAACGTTACTTTTCCAAGATGGAACAAAATATGCCATTGATCAGGATTTAATCCCTTTTAAACTAGAAATGGAATTAAAAGCGCTGACCGAGGATAGTATTGATGAATACCAGCGCCAGCACGAACATTTAAAAAAGCTATTTGATGCGACAAATTTTTGATCTAGCACATTTATTTGTGTGCATTATTTTGGGTGCATACATATGGTTTTTATGGGATTATCATTGCAACCGAAATAAATACTAATTAAAACCGGTGGACGGCGGCATACCGAACAAAACAAACGATGGAAAATAAATACAACGATCCAGCATTTCCCCCCCAATTTGCCCAGGACAGTTTAGGCCGTATTTTGGCCCCGGTGCCTGGTATGAGTAAACTAGAGTTTTTTAGCTTGTTTTTGCTACCTACTTACCTGGATATTCACCAGCGCCAGGACATAACAATTAAAGGCAGCAAAGTAACCCCATATGATGCAGCTATCGAAGGTGCAAATCAATTATTGAAACGATTAAACCCACAAGAAAATGAAAAACCGACTATACAAATTGCTGGCTAGTCCAGCACTACACCTGGCGCTGGTATTAATTGCCGCGCTAGTTTATTGCGACCTAATGAATAGGTATTAACCACCGGGGCCGCTAGTCGGCCCCAATTTTTTATTTAATGACAAACGATCTACAAAGCATATTAATTGAACGGATTTTTAATCCGTCTAATGAGCCGCCGCCGGAAGACGTATTATTGACAATTAACGGCAAAACGATCGGAACAGCTGGCAACTACGTTGTTTATTCCGGCCAGGCGAAGGCCGGCAAATCTACATACTTGGGCGCGACAATATCTAGCGCATTTTTACCGGAGTATCAAGACAGTTTTGGAATTAAGTTAAAGCCCCCAGCTGAACGGCCGATTGTGGCCTATTTTGATACCGAAAGCAGCCAATACGATTTTTTTAGACAAATGGGAAGAATAAAATTAATGGCACAATTAAAAAGCTATCCACTAACCCTGGACGCGTTTAGTATGCGCCAGGATGGACCAGGTAAAATTAGGGCATTGATTCGGCACTATTTAGAAACAACGCCAAAATGCAGCATTGTAATTGTGGACGGATTTTTAGATTTATGCTTAAACTATAACGATGAAGTTGAAAGCCGGAAGCTAGTTAATTGGTTTAAATTTATAACAACGAAATATAACATTTTACTAATTGGCGTATTGCATTTAAGTAAAGGAAACGCGGAAACCCTGGGCCACTTGGGCAGTAATTGCGACCGGTGGGCGCAGTCCACGTTAACTATTGAAAAAAACCGGGAAGCGAAACAATTTGTGTTAAAGCCCAAATTTTTACGAAGTAGCGATGATTTTGAGCCGATTGCTATTTGCAATTTTGATGGCCGCTGGACACAAATTCCCTACGAGTTTACAATTCAACAGCAATTTAAAAGCTCTAAAAAATGAAAAAAAAATATAATAATAAGGGTAAAATTATACTGACAAAAAATCAATTTTATTTATTAAAATTATTTCGTCAATACTGGACTGTAAATAGAAATAGTAAAAAACTTATTTATTATTTACAATTTTTGAATAAAGAAATAGATAAAAATAAAATTGATTAAAAAACTGATAAATAGTAAAAAATAGGGCCAGCGATTAAGCCGGCCCCGACAAACGATTGGTAACAAAACACAATCATTCCGTTTCACAACAAAAATAGTAAAAATGGCAACACCACTAAAAAGCGCAACGATTTTTTTTCAACCAGGTACAAAACGGCCTAGGAAGTATCAAAACATATCTACCCCCTATTCGTTTGAATCATTCGCCAGGCAATCAGGCGCCTGGTATATTAACTTTTATGATCAAGCCAGCGGAAAATTTACCGGTAGGAAGTGGCTAGTAAACAATAAAAAATAGTATTTTCGAAATCTCATAGGGTTTAAGGTTTGGTTTTTGCCCCTACGTTTCTACGTTAGGGGCATTTTTATGCCCATTACGGCCCGATAATGCAAAAACTAGGGAAAAGTACCAACCCGGCACAAATCGGCTAAAAATAGCCCCAAAACGGCCATATTTTGTGCATTTATTAAAAATGTAGGTGAAACGGAATAAATGTTAATAAAAACACCCCCTAATTTCGGGGAAATGTCAACTATTTTATGTAACTTTGGCCCTATGTGTGGCTGCCCACACAGACACACAAGGGCCAAAAACAATAGTTAGAGAAATAGATTTGGAATGTCGCCGGCCCTGGCGTAAATTGTGGTAACCTATCAAAACCGCGGCCTTATGAGATTAAAAAAAGCCGCATTGAAAAAAACAATTTTTTGGCTGATCGGTGGTGCCGCAGCCTTGTATTTTTTGGCCCGGTATTCATTTTCGCAAAAAGCAATTTTTTTGCTGCGATCGGTGCGCCCTTCCGGCACATTGCTACGGCCTACATTTACCGTTGAGATAGCAGTGCAAAACCCAACAAATCAGCGCGTGGTTTTGAAATCCTTGGCCGGATCGGTATATGTCCAGGATAAATACCTGGGCAACGTAGCTAGTTTTGGTGATCAATTTATTGAGCCAAACAGCGAAAGTATTTTAAAGCTAACGGCCCGGCCCAATGCAATGGGCGTTTTTACGTCAATTAAAGAATTATTGACACAGCCCGTTGGTAGTGTATCGGTACGTTTTTCCGGATCGGCAAATGTTGACGGCACAAACATTCCGATTGAAAATAGTTTAGTGTGAATGTAGGATCTATCCTGGGCCGCCTTGCCCCCTACAAGGCCCAGGAACGCAAAATAGTAGAGGATCAGTCAACCGGCGACATTATTAGCGCTATAACAAAAGCGCATATATTGTATGCGCCGGAATATAAAAAAATTAGTTCTTTTTTTAAAGGATCAAATTCAAAGCAAACCGGCAAAAAAATTTTTGATTTTTTAAAATCAAATGTCAAATATGTAATTGAGCCGGGTGATAAGCAAACGGTTAAAAGCCCAGCGGCTATATTGGCCCAGGGTTTTGGAGATTGCAAGCATTACGCTGGATTTTCCGGTGGAATTTTGCAACACCTTGGAATCCCATTCGCTTATCGTTTTGCTAGTTACCGAATGTTGGACAAACAGCCACAGCACGTTTTTGTGGTAATTAATCCAGGTGGTAACGAAATTTGGCTTGATCCTGTATTAAATGAATATAATTATCAAAAACCGTACACGTACGCAAAAGATAAAAAAATGGCGTTATACACAATAAGCGGAATCGGTGCAACAAAAGCCGAAAAAAAAGCAGCAAAAAAAGCAGCTGGTAAAACCCTGGGGCAAAAAATAAAGAAAGGAACAAAAGCCGTGTTGAAAGTAGCCGCAAGCCCGGTGCGGAACGCGTTTTTGTTACTTGTAAAAATCAATTTTGCTAACCTGGCTGTTAAGCTATCAAAAGCCTGGGATAAGGCCCCCAGCAAAGTGCAGCAATTTTGGGAAGGTGCCGGCGGTAAAATTCAAGCATTGAAAACACAATGGGAAAAAGGTAAAACAAAACCCCGGATTTTTGGATGTGGATGCGGACGTAATTGTGGATGCCGATACGATGCG